TTATTTTGATTGTCAACCAACACGTCCCTAAAATCATTTAACAGAGTAAAATCTACCTCGCCTGTTGTTAGGTTGCAATTCATGTCATTAATAAAGTACCGTTTATCTCTAATGATAAGGCGGTCATTTAATTCAAGGTTGGTCAATAGGCTTATAGGTAGATTCGTCTTTACCTTGGTTTCTCTATTCTTTAGATTGTAGAGATTAAATAAATAGCCAGCATAGTATTCCGCAAACAAAGTTCTTTGCTCTGTTTGTAAAGTCATTGTGCTTATTTCTGGATGAAAGTTTAAAGTATAATTTAGGTTGCCATCTATTACGTCTTGACCGAAAGGCATGTATTCAGTTTGGTCAGTTACCGTACTTGTTCCTTCCCTAAATTTAAAGTCAGCAGAAAGCTTGTCATACATATACAAAATCATTGGCTTTGGAGCATACTTTGTTCCGTCTGATTTTATGGTTTCGCCTATTTGCAGATTTGTGCCCGTAAACTTTTGCATCATCATGTTCTCGAAAGGTAGCTCAATCTTGAACTCTTTGCCATCGTATTCAAATTGCTCATTTGCGCTTCCGTAGTTTCTATTGGTCAAATCTCTAAATATCGTGTTTGTGGCGCTTTCGCTTTCCTGATATTTAAACTCTATATTTTTGTACAGCTTTACCCTATCAATCTGCGTGCTTTTTATGTCGGTGTATTCTGTTATATCTACAACCGCGCCTTTTGCATACCAATCGTCTATCGGTTCAATTTGATATGTATCTACCGCCAAAGGATAGCAAGTAAGATTAAACATTTTAAGCAATGCGCTAAAAAACGATTCTACCGTCATATCAGGCAAGTAATTCAGTACGCTGATTTCTGCCGTAATTGAGAATGAAGCAAAGCCAAGAAAAGTGTTTGTTAAGGTTGGATTGCTTGGAATTCCGAATAAATTTTCACTTAAATAATTTGTGCTTTGCTTATATCCAATTTGTAGTGTTAAGTTAATATCTGACTGCGCTCTAACAAAAAATTGATATTCTCTCGGTGTAACTAAATGACTATTATTTACAACGATTGCGGCAGGCAAAGAACCTGTTCCGCTTTGCGCGTTGGTTTGAATATGCTGACCGTTTGCAAATATATCAATATAAAAAAATACATCGTTTGAACTAACTTCGACCACATTTAATGAAATAACATGCTCACTAGCATTATAAAGCCCTGCGCTTGGGCTTACATTAGGAAAGTTTTGGCTTGCGGTAAACTGAGTCAATGTTAACGTTTCGGTATCCTCATCAAAAAAGTCTGAGGCAGTTAAGCTTGTGTTGTTGTTTGATGGTAATGTTGCAAGGTTGTTGATGTTTGCTAATGTAGGCGCTGTTAAAAAGCTAAAACTTTCCGCATTTCGACACAATAGAAAAGCATTTGTAAATCGCTTGGTAGATAAAAACGAACCTTGAAAAGCAACTCCATATTTGCTTGTGATTGCCGCAAGCATCTGGATTAATTTAATCGCCGGGAATAATTCATTGAACCTTACTGCGCCATCGTTTGTATTTAGGTCAGTAGACTCTCCGTCATTGTATGTTACATTCCTATCAAATATTAATGGGTATCGTATTTTGAAATCTGTTGAGCCGTCCGTGATTCTGTTCTTTACTTCCGTCGGTGTAAAGTCATGCTTTAAACTATTCAAGTAATTCAAATCTACAAGCTTATCGCTTCCGAACTTATCCTTTAGGCTTGTAAGGTTTCCGTAAAATGTTACTTGGTAGCTGTGCGCTTTGTTGTCTTTTACTTCGCTTTTTTCTAAGGATATTTGACCTTCTCTAAACGTAGTTAAATCAATCTCAATGAATGCAGCTCTCCGAATGTTTTGGTCTATCGTTTGCGTTAAATCGTTTTGGTAAAAATGATTGAAGATTGCATTATTATTGACTGAGGCTGGAACCGAGAAGCTTTGCGAGAAGTCCGTAAATACTTTGCTTATATCTTGGATATTTTGCTGTGTGCTTTTTACCGTGATTTGCTCGTCATCAAACAAGTCAAGTTTTTGCCCTTCAATATATACCGATACTCCTCTCATTAGGTTACGTTGTTTATTAGGTCAAATGCAAAGTCAAAGTCAAGGGTGTAGTTCATCGTGCCGTCATTCAATCCAGTTTGTTTTACTAAAGATTGCGTTTTAACTTTTGCTGGAAAAGCATTCGTGTTTCTGTCGTAATCCAAAACCGTGACATGCTCGCTTAGCATCAATTGTTGAATGTACTCGGCATATCCATCGTTAACAAAGCCGCTGTTTAGTTTGATAGATTCGTTTCCTGTTCTATTGAATTGCCTAATCTGACCACCGTCTCCAGTTGCACTATATGGCAAAGTCTGGGGATTGAATTTGTACTCGTTGCTTTTTACCGTTGTTGTTTTTTGGTTTACTTTAAAGAAGAACATTCTTGACCATGAACCGTATTTATTCACAAAGTCAACAACTATCGGGCTATATTTAGGCTCGCATTCAGGCTTAAACGTTGCAGTCCAAACCACGTTTGAGCTTGTGTTAATCATTTCAACCTTATTGCCATGCGCAAGGTTTCCAGTATATACCCTGCCGAATACCTTAACTCCAGCAACGCTTATCGTTATCTCGTGAGTTGCCCCTGTGCTTAGATTTGTGTATCTTATTTTTTCGCCTACCGCTACTTCGGCATCAAAACTCCCAGCAAGCGCATTTATTTGCGTTGTACTGAATGAACTATCATAATGATATAGGTATGTGCCTTCGTCAAGCAAAACGTTTTGATGCGCTCTATTCTGCCCTTCCATGTATTCTGAGTATCCATTTACGAATTGCCCTGTTTCCGTTCCGGCGGATGACTCAACCCCACCAATAGTTTTAAATTTTTCCGCTTTATAATTGACAACAAAGTTTGAACTGGTTGCAGTATCAAAAAAGTTTGCCGTGTCGTAATCGTAAGCGCCAAAAGTAAAGTATTCTCTAACGTATGGCGATATATTATAATAAGTAGCCGTAATATTTGATGACGGTATTTTTTTGCTTAACGTATATTGAGGGTCTGTTGTAAAACTTGACGTATTTGATAAATATAGTTTAACTTTTGTTTCGGTTTGGTCTGTTTCGTCAATCTGTATAATATATGGAGACCTTGCTAATTTAACGCTCATTTGCTTAATCTTTTAAAATTTTCTTTTGTTATTTGGTCAAATAGGTTTTCAACTTCTAAACCGTATTTATCTACAAGCTCATCTGGCAACCTTTTAAAGAACTTCTCAAACGGCTTTGTAAAAAACAATGTTGGTTTTATTCCCTTCTCAAATATGCTTCGAGCAATCAAAAAATTAAGGCTCTTTCTCTTTATAAATCTGCCTTGCTTATCTCTTGGCGCAATTCCTTTACGAACTCCCCACTTATCAAATGCTTTAGGCGGCGGCATTTTGTTAGTGTATTTGTATCCATCTAAACTCTTACCACTTTTTTTACCTTGCACTCCCCTATCTTGATAGAAACCGTATTCCTCCATCTCGAAACTAATCTGAACTGAGTTCTTTGATTCCTTGACAGTTGATTTCAGGCTATCTCTTAGCCTACCGCTTGTGTTCTGACTCGAAAGATTTTTCTTTGCCTCTCGGATTACATTATCTCGAAAGTCATTTAACAATTCTTGTATGGATTTAAATTGAGCCATTAGCAAATAGTCATGTCATTAGGAATAAGGATGTCACATGTCATTGTAAAGCCTCCGAGCTTGTTTTCAAAGCGCTCAGTAAAAGGCTCACAAGTTACGTTGCCGTCTACTTGGAATTTATCGCTGTATAAATCTCCTCTTCTTAAAAGCTCATAGCATCTGTTCTGGACGGCAAGCATTGTATTAAGCACCCACAGCTCGTTATCGTTGCCATCGAATTTATTTGGGCTTTCGTCTTTTGATATGTCAGTAATATCCATCGCAAGGATTGAAATATTGAACCTAATTATGTTCTCCTCAAAAGTTGCCGTATTGACAATCAAATGTACAAGCGGAAAGATGGTCTGTTTTGCCAAGTCGATTTCAAAGATGTCGCCTTGAGTTACGGTGTTGATTATTGGGTCATTCTCAAAGTGCGTTTTTAGTTTGTCTATA